ATGTTGCCATTTCTTACGGCAATGTTACAGCGAATAAAATATAATCTTTCGCGAAATGGTATAAATACGTCAGCAGTTAGTAAGCGGATATTTTTTATACAAAGAAAAACGGAGCAAAGTTTGCTTTGCTCCGACGTGGTGCGGGTAGCAGGACTTGAACCTGCTGCTGTATACGTGAAAATCGTTGATACATCAACGTTTCTGCGGAATGCTGACTTGCATTTGACTTGCATTTTTATTTTTATTTCAAAGCTCGCCCCATATTCGCCCCATATCTCGCCCGTATTTCAGCGAAGATTTCCGGAGCGGAAAAGTCAAAAAGCGGAGCGGATATCTGAAGCCGGTTTTGCGGTCGACTGCAAAAACTTGTTGAATTTATCAATATCGCTTGACTCTTTTTCCTTCGAGAGATGAGTGTAAATTGAAAGAGTTGTCTTAATGTCAGAATGCCCGAGTAATTCTTTTGCGGTTAAAACGTCTACGCCGGCATCGTATAGCATTGTTGCGTAAGTATGGCGGAGGCAATGCGGCGTGAACGTGTCTATCGTCAAAGGCAGCGTTTTTCTATGGTCGGCAGCTGTGCCGATAAAGCACCCGTATTTCTTATTGAGACACAACATATAACTGTGCCAGAGCTTATCCCAAGCTGTATTTGTCATATAACCGCCGGCGGTATTTGGGAAAACAAGCGTTGATGATTTAGGCATTTGCCGCATATAATCGGAAAGAATGGTCGGAATTGCAACAACACGATTTCCGGCAACGGTTTTTGTTGATTTAATCGTTTTTGTTCGCCAACAATAGCTTTTTGTAATTGAAAGAGTGTTGTTATCGAAATTCACATCCGACCAAAGAAGCGCGGTAAGCTCCCCGCGGCGAAGCCCTGCAAATAACATTATCATTGCCGCCGGTTGTGCTCGATGTGGTGTGTCAAGAATCCATGCCCGCTGTTCGGCGGTAAGTGCGGAGCGGCTCTTTGAAGGGGTGCCCGCCGGAACGGATAAAAGCTCGTCGACCGGTGAGCGGTCGATAATTCTGTTCGCAGCGCAGTATTTAAAAAACTGCTTGATAATAGATGTATATTCGATTAACGTTTTGTGTGAGGAGGGCTGCCCCGAATATGGATTACAGATTGCGAACTCATCAAGGACGGCTTGGACGTCACAAAGTCGAATTTTTGAAATATCAGCCGCACCGAAACGTCGCACGAAGTGACCGAGCCTCTGTTCGATGCCCATATACCAGCCGACAGATACGGTGTTTTTCTTTGAAATTAAAAAGCGGTTGGCCCAAAAAGCAAAAGTGCGGTTTTCAGAAATCAAATCAACGCCGCGATGCAGCTGAGCGCGAAGCTCCGCCGCCTTTTGGTCGGCTTCTTTTTGAGTTTTGCCGTAAACCGATTTATATTTGCGTTTGCCGTCAACGCTGCCGACGTAAACTTGAACGACTATTCGGCCGTCGGCGCGGCGTGTGTTTGTTTTCTTTGGCATATTTAATCACTTCCGTTTGTTTTTTGCTTTACAAATTTAATAATCTCTTGTTTGCGCTCTTCGCTTGCCGAACGGTAAAAAGCGAGGAGTGCTTTTTCTTGTTCGGTTAATGAATCTGCAGTATCTATTTCGCTTTGCGGTACATCATATCCCATAAGCCATGCTTCGTTAACTTTAAGTGCTTGACCCAGTATATAAAGCTTAGATTTGCGCGGTTCGACTTTGCCATTTACATATTGGCTCAAATCGTTTCTGTTTAATTTAATATTGTTTTTTTTGCAGTACGGAGCGGCTAACCTTAATATATCCACTTGCTTTAAATTTCGCTCGCTCATAAGTTGTAACAGTCGCTCAGCCGTTCGATTCGTCGAGCGGCTTTTTATTTTACAAGATACACCGTAATTTGCGCTTTTGTTTTTCTGTCGTCATTTTCGCCGCAAGCGTCGAGAATACCAACGATCTTTTTATGCTCGTTTTCGTTTATGAAGTTTGCGGCAGACTTCGGCAATTCGCCGACTTCTTCGTAAATGTCATTAAAAACGACGAAGCAATCGACGGCGTCTTCGTATTCGATAGTTAGCACGTCGCCTTCGTCGCAATTTAACAAATTATCTTCACGCGTTGTATATTCATCAATTTTCTTTTTGATTTTCGAGAGGGAAAAACGCTTCGATTCGAATATATCGAGCGGCTTATAAAAGCCGATCTTGTATGTGGCTTTATTATTGCTGACCGAATATTTGTTGAGATAACCGGACACACGCCAGCCGCGCTTTGTGTAATCGTTGAACATATCTTGAACCGTTCCGCGATAGATGTATCCGATTTTTGCCCCGTTAAGATACACGGCGACCGCTTTTTCGTCGTGGGGGTTTTCGGGTTCTTGCTTGAACGTCAGCGCCTTTCCACCGTTACCGGGGATATGGTCGAACGCCCCGTCAAACAAACACAAAGATTCTTCATATTCATAGCAAAGCGCCGCACCGTCTGTAACGTCTTCAAATAAATTGTAGTTCTTTTCGCCGTCCGGAACGCTTTTCTTTTCGGCCGCAGGAGCGGGCGCAACATTCGCGGCGGGAACGATCGCAGGAGCAGGAGCGGACACAGTATTTTTTGTGGCGGGCGCTGGGTTCTTTTTATCAAGATAAACAAGCGCCGCGCCGCCAGCAATTAAAAGGACGCTACCACCAGCCAGCGCCGCTTTATCATCTGTATTTCCAAACAAGCCGAAAAGACCGACAACGCCGATCATGATTAAAACAATACCGATTATAAATTTCTTTCCCTTTTTCATAGTGGAATCCCCTTTATGTGTAATAGATCGTAAAAATATATACGTTCCCGCTGGGAGCGGGCAAAACAAACGTTATTTTGATTCGGTATGTACTGCACCGAAAATCTTTTCCCCTTCCGCAACAACGGAAGCGGCGTCGGCGGCAATGTTCGCGCCCGCCTGAACCCCTAAAAGAGTATCGACCGCGCCTTGCATATCAGGCCGCGCGCGATACGCGAGAACACCCGCCTTTTCCTTTTCGGAAAGCGCGAACGGCGCTTCGGAAGATTCGTCGCGGAATTCCGCAAGAATATCACCTACATTATATATATCGCATAATTGCATTAAGATTTCGGCGTCAGGTTGACCGCGGTTATTTTCCCACGCATTGACCGTTTTTCCGCTTTTACCTACCATAGCGCCGACTTGATCGGCGGTCAATCCGCTTTGTTCTCGTAAACGTTTTAACGCTTTTGCTATTGATTCACGCGACATTCTACACACCCCATATTTTTATATTGGTTTTAAATATGTTCCTATTATACCTAAAGAAATAGCAAGTGTCAATATGAAAATCTAAAAAACGTAGAAAAATGTTGCGAAAAACACTTGACAATCTCAAAAACATAGACTACAATAAAAACACAGTCTAAAAAACGTAGATTTAGGAGGTTGAAAATATGAGTATCAATGAGCGTTTGAGCGTCTACGTCAGCGAAAACGGAATCAAGCAAGTTTATATCGCGCAAAAAACGGGGCTTACCCCCGATACCGTTTCTAAAATGTTGAACGGAAGCCGCCGAATTCGTGCTGACGAATTCTTGTTGATCTGCAACGCGCTTAACATTGACCCGAATATCTTTCGAAATAAATCAGCATAAGGGGGCTTGACTATGCAGACATTGACGATCACGTCGGGAAACGCCGTGGCGGTCAAGCCGAAAGCGATTCCAAAACACCGGGCCGATTCGCTGGCCCGCAGCACACTTCACGCCGTCGAACGTTTCTTCGCCTTGCCGGGCGTCCTGAGACGCCTATCCACCACAAAGTTGGACTACCCGTATGAAAGGAAAATGACACGGTATGTCAGTTAAAATTTTTACAAAAAAAATAACATCATGGGAAAGCTTACCCGTGCTCTTGGACATTGAAACGGTATGCTGCCTTTTGCAGTGTTCAGAAAACACGGCGATAAAGCTATGTAAGAACGGGGAAATCAAAGGGAAAAAACTCGGCAATATGTGGCGAGTAAGCAGAGACAGTCTGCGCGATTTCTTCATGAATTAAAGGAGATTTAAAAATGATAGTCAGTACAACACTTGAAGCGTTAGGCATTGCGGCGTTGATAGCCGCTTATTATCACGAAGACAAATTTATTAAATTCGAAAGCGACTGCCGCGAAATATATCGCGCGTGCAAGCGTCAGGGAATATCGGCTTGCGACTTGTTTAAAATGATTTGCCGCGAGGAGCTGAAAAAATGATTTCGAATAAACGAACAAAAAATCGCAGAATCATTGCTCGGCACAATGACGACCCGGAAAAGAAAGAATATATTCCAGATCCGAATTTTCCGTATAGCATTTGCCAAACTTGCGCATTCCTATACAAGCCGAATCAATGCATGCAAATACAAATGTGCGTAAGCCTCGCCGACCAAGGCAAGCCGCGAGACAGAAACGCGACAAACGAGCATTGCGACACATACAAGCCGAAGAAACGAGAGGTTAAGCCGTGGTGAATGAAGAAGATCTGCGTCCGTTCCTTTTTGAAAACAAATACGGCTACCGAGTAAACATAAGGAACCCATATGTCGCAAAGCTGTTTACACGTTTCAGAGATAAGCTCGGGTTTCCGACATGGTGCCCTTGCAACGACATAGAGAGACTCGAATTTGAGACGGCGGTTATTCCGCTGCTCGAAAAAAGATTCGGAACAAAAGCCCCGAAAGTCAATGTGCCGCAACATATCAGAGAGCGGCTGCCGGTTGAGCTTGTAGCGACCCTCTACGGCTTAGATGAAGAATTTATGTTGAATTTAGAAAAAAACACAAAAAAATAGCCGCCCTGCGCAGCAACGCAAGACGGCCGCCCGGTAAATACCGAAGCAAAATCATGTACAAATAGTATATCAAAAAATTCGGTATTTGTCAAATTTTCAAAACGTCCGTTTGGGCGTTTGGCGGCCTTGTATTGTATCGTATCTTTTCGGACAAAAAGAAGACGCAAACGGCTACAATGCAAAAGAAAAGGAAGTGACAAATACTTTGTTTTATAAAAATCAGTCAGTCAATCAGTCATTCGATGACACGCTCGGAAAAATCAAAGCTCAAATTGAAATAGACAGTATCCCTGTTGAGCTTCTATTACAAGCTGAAGAGCTTGCGGTTATCATCGCCGAGGTTATGAGGCTTCGGCAATCTGACGCGCTCAAGGTCGGAGGGGTTATACGCCCGGTCGGAGATGTTCAGGCTGTTTTCGCGAAAATCGAAAACGAGCACATTATATACGTGCTTGAGCATTACAACGAAGTGCCGTATCGAATACGGAATCCGAAGCAGTACCTACGCACGGCTCTTTATAACTCCGTTTTTGAAATCAACAACGCCGCTGCTAACCTATACAGTGCCACGGAAGGCGGGCGGCCATGAACAGAGAGAAGCGAACCTACTCGGGCAAGCTCCTTGACGTGGATTTCTACCCGGTTTTTTCGGACGGTCGGCGAATGCCATCGCGCAAACCGAAAACAAAGCCATCTACTGCCGAACAAGAAAAATACAACCGAAACAAAGCCGTGCGGGAATTCTGCCGGATTGTTAACGCAAATTTCGATGAAAAAGATTATTTCATGCACCCGACGTTTACTCCGATTTCGGCACCCCAAAGCAGAGAGGAAGCAAAAAAAATCTTAGCAAATTACCGAGCACGGGTTCAGCGGCGACGAAAAAAAGAGTTGAAAAAAGCTAAGCTTGCATTATCGGTGCTCCCGGAGCGGAAAGAGCTGAAAGAACAGCGAAAAGAGCTTGTCGAAAAAATCAATGTCCTGTCTCGCCCGTTCAAATATGCGTACACGATTGAAGAGGTCACGTATAAGACGGGAATTTTAAAAGGGCGGACAAACTATCATTACCACCTATTCATCACCGGCGGCTTGGATGACAGGCTTATGGAGAGGATGTGGGATAAGGGCGTTCGAGTTAACGTCAACAATTATCAGCCGGAGCGGTTCGGCCCGGAAACGGCGGCAAAATATATGCTTAAAAGCACGCCCGAAGCAGGAAAGAAAAAATACATATGCTCGCGGAATATGACCCCGCCGCGAGTGCCGGATCCGTCAAGGCGAGACGGCAAAACGTCAAATCGCCAGCTTGAGAAATGGGCGAAAGAACGAGTAAATGACGCGGAGTTTTGGGAGCGGAAATACAAAGGCTACCGATTCGAGCGTTGCTTCGCTCGGAAAAACCCATATAACGGGCATTGGTACATATCGGTAATTATGTATCGGGCGACGGAAGAAATGCCGCCGTGGACGCTCGACGATTGGGGGGTGTATGAGTAGCAAAAATCAACAAAATTTCGGAGGTGTAAAAAATGATAATCTCAGGCGAAGGCTCAAAAACAATGAGTGAGGGCGAAGAGCAGATATGCCTTTTTCGGTGGGCACAATGGGCTTGCGGCAAATATCCCGAACTTAAATTGCTGTTCCACGTCCCGAACGAGGGAAAAAGAAGCGTCTATACGGGAGCGCGTATGCGTTCGGAAGGTCTAAGAGCCGGCGTCCCGGATATTTGCTTACCCGTGGCAAAAAAAAGATATCACGGTTTGTTTGTCGAGATGAAAGCCGGGAAAAACAAGCCGACCGCAAACCAAATAGAATGGCTTTCGTCTCTCGAAGAACAAGGATATATGACGGCCATATGTTACGGCTGGGAAGCCGCGAAAGTCGTTATTGAAAATTATCTCAAGTAAAAAGGGTGGGAAAAATGATACACGAACTAAAAATCAAGCCTCAATATTACGAGGATATTAAAATCGGGCTTAAACCATTCGAAATAAGAAAAAACGACCGAGATTTCAAGCTCGGTGACATCCTTATTTTGAATGAATATAGCCTTGATGACAGCGGAGCGGGAACATACAGCGGCCGTGCCCTTACAGTAAGGGTTACATATCTGTTGAACGACCCTGAATATTGCAAAGAAGGTTATGTAATTCTCGGGATTATCCCGGTAGGAGAACGCCATGGATAAGATTTTATATTACGTTATAGCAATTTTTTTGATAATAGCGGCCGTTGTGTTTTCAGCCGTCGCAATTAAAGCCATAATAAACTTTATCGTTTTTATCGCCGCGGCGGTAATAATGAATTAAGGAGTAAAAGTCATGAACGACAATATTTTATGCGCCATTGAGTCGCTTTGCGACGATATAGCCACCAACACAAACGCAGAGCACAACCAAAAGAGAGCAAATGCAATTTTAGCTCTTGCTTTCGCCGGGAAATTCACGCCCGAGGAAATCGAAGAGGACTACACCGAGGACGACTCCGTAGCGGGAGCGGAAAAAGATAAAATCAAAATCCCAAAACCGGGCGAGCAATTCGAGTATAACGGAATTGAGTTTACCGTTCTCGGAGAGGAACAGGGCGGCGTGCTTGCCATCGTATCGAAGCTGCCTTGGCAGAGAATGCCGTTCGATGAAAGCAGTAAAAACGACTGGCGCATCTCCTCGCTCCGTAAATACCTTAACGGAGAATACCTCAAACAATTCAACCGCGGCGACCTCCTCCCGTTTGTATCGGACTTGACCTCCGACGACGGTATGAGAAACTACGGCACCGCCGAGGATTACGTGTTTCTCCTATCGTACGACCTTTACCGCAAATACAGAGAGTCTGTGCCGCGCTTTAATGGTCGGTGGGGGACGCTTACGCCATGGACTTGCAACCCGGGCTCCGCCCTCATACGAAACGTCAGCGCTAACGGCACGGTGGACATCAGCTTTGCGAACATCATTAACGGCGTAGCCCCCGCTTGTCTGTTTAATCCTAAAATATTTGAATAATCCGCCTCGATAGAGGCGAGAAAGAGAGGAGTTAAGGAAAAAAATATGACAAACAACGAAAATGTTTTTTTTGAACAATTAAAAAGAGAGTGTGAATGTGTTTTGCACAATAAAAGCCGCTGTTTAGCATATGAAACATACGGAGCTGTAAGAATGGCATTTGAGCTTAAGGCTATCACATCCGAACAGTTTAACGAGCTTACCGATTTGCTTATCACAAATGGAATTAACAAGCCGTGTCAGCCGGGCTTGTGTAAAGACATTTATTAACTTGACAGGTGGCAAAATGCCAAAATGAAAAGAAGAGGAGTAAAAGATGTACAAAGAAAAGGCAATTGAAAAAATACAAAAGGAATTAAAAGCTTTTACCGGTGGAAACAAAGAAAAAGCCGTGTCGAAGCCTGTCGCAGAAACGCTTGAAATGTTTTGCAAACAAAACGAAGAATTCGCGCAAGCTATATACGAGAGTGACAAGACCCTTTCGAATTGCTGCAAAACGATAATGGAAAAAAGCGGAAATGCGATATCTGATATCGAAGTTTATAAACGGGCCGTCAAATACTACTTTTCGACAGCCGACATTGAAATGTCGATGAAAATCAATTTGTGCGGCGACCTCTCCGCCGGAGAAAACGATAAAAGCGGTAAGGTAATATCGCTTTCGTTTGATGATTTGTTCTAAGGAGCGGGAAAATGAAAGTTTATAAAACAAAAGACACGATACTGCGCCACGCTCCGAATCTTGACGCCGAAGACGAAAAGCTGCTTAACAGCGAGTGCTTCACGCCGTACATATTCTTCAAAGATGACAGAAAAAATCAAAGGCGTGAGTGTTACTGCACCGCCTGCGGAGCGGAGTTCAAAGAGAATTTTGTTAAACGAATAATGACCCCGGACGACAGAAGCTTTTTAGATGCGGAACATAACGAAATCGTGAAATGTCCGAAGTGCGGCAGACGAGTTATGCTGAAAAACGAGGGCCGCGTTCGAGACTGCAAGAACCTTGAAGAATGGCGCCGTTTTGTGGCTGTTAAACCTGTGGGGCGAAACACTGTATATCTGATATGTGGATGGGCGAACAAGGATTACACCGGGCGATGCTTTAATACAAAACCGATATATGACATTTCGGCGATATATTACTTAACACCCGGGTATGTCCGAGTTTTCAAAAACGCAAATCCGAATTGGTATGCAAAATATTGGTATGAGCCAAAAAGCATTATTGAACCTTTTACCAAAACTTTTAGCTACAACAATGCTTATGCTGAAAACAGGGGATACAGATGGATAGGCTTTGACCGCCTGAAAAAGACCTTTTTAAAATATGCGCCGATTGAGAATTTTTCTGTCGCGTATGAAAAATATTTCTACAACAAGCCATACGTCTGTGTCGGCGAAGTGCCCGAGGTAAAATTCTTCGCATATTCGGCAATATATCCGAATGTTGAAAAGTTATTAAAGCTCGATCTTGGAGAATTCGTATGCAGCCTTGTAGACGGCAAGCCGATGAAGAGATTTATAAACTGGAATGCGCCGACCGTGCAGAGCATGTTCAATATGACGCGCGGCGAATTTAAACGTTTTCGAGAACAATTTTACAATCTTGATGATTTTAAAGTTTATGAAATCCTGAAATCGGCAAATCCGAACATTCCATATGCTGTGGCTGTCGACCTTTGCAAAGCATATAGCGGCGAAACGGCTGAAAAAATAGCGTGGACGGTAAAAAAGCAAAAACTCAGCTTGACAAAAACATTGAACTATCTCATAAAGGCCGAAAGAAAGAATTTCAAAAGCCAATATGAAAAAAGCACGTCATTCAGCCGTAGCACAACTGCGATATGGTGGAAAGACTACATATATTTTGCCGAAAAACTTAAATATGACCTTACAAGAAGTGATGTCATATATCCGAAAAACTTAAAACAAGCACATGACAATGCTTCGGGCGCGTTTGTGATAAAAAAGAACCAAGACGCCTATGCAAAATATCAGAAAAGATATGCCGCCCTCGAAAAGCGATATGCCTTTTCAAACGGTGAATATCAAATCGTAATTCCAAAAGGCGTAAACGACATAATCGAAGAAGGCAAGATTCTTTCCCATTGCGTAGGCGGATATGCCGAACGCCATATGAAGGGGAAAACCACAATTTTGTTCATGAGAAAATGCAACGCTCCTGCGGAGCGGCTTGTCACAATCGAAGTCAAGGGCAATAGGATTTGTCAAAATTACGGATTCCACGACCGGAAAGTCTCGCCCGCCGAACAAAAATTCATAAACACATGGATTCAATGGGTGCGTGCCGGTTCTCACAGAACGAAAGACAAAAAAGCTGCCGGAGCGGCTTAAAAGAAAGGACGTTGTAAAATGGAAAAACTGATAATAAATCAAACATCAAATGAAGTCAGCGAGATATACAGAGAAGCCGTTCAAACGCATCAGCGAATCTTGGCGAACGGCGAGATTTGTGCGCAGTCCCTTTTAGAAATTTGCAAAGATCTAAAAAAGATGCGTGACCAAAAACTTTATGAAGAATTCGGGTACTCTTCTTTTGAAGAATACACTGAAAAGGCCGTTAGCATTAAGCCGAGACAAGCTTACACGTACATATCGACGTATGAACGCTTAGGAAGTACGGTTTTGCAGTCGAATGCAAATTTGGGAATCACCAAGCTTGACCTTATAGCGCAGATGAACCCGGTTGAACGCACGGAAAAGCTTGCTGAAAATGCCTTTGACGGAATGTCCGTATCTGAAATAAAGGCTCTTGTTCAAAAGTCAAAAAATCAGGGAGAACAAATAAGCTTGCTTCAGACTGCACTTGAAGAGGCTAAGGCGCAGAACAAGGGGGCGGAAGAACCCGACGAAGAAAAAGAAAAGCTGCGGGCACAAATTGCTGCCCTAAAAAAAGAAATCACCGACAGCGCATCAAAGCTTGAAGCCGAAAAAAGGGACATTGTTGAAAAAGCAAAAAGTGAGGGTATAAAAGCAGCGAAAAAAGAGGCTCTTATTGAAGCGACAAAATCAGTCAAAGAAAATACGGAGCGGCTCACGCAAAAAATCAAGGACCTTGAAACAGCTTTAACCGAAGCCGGCGTCGAGCACGATAAACTCGAAAAGCAATTATCCCTTGCCGACAGCGAGTCGGCCAAAGCAATGGTGTACATTCAAAATATTCAGGACAACTTCAATTCTTTATTTGCCGCAATGGGAAAAATGCCGGATGAGCAAAAAAGCAAATTCAACAGTGCTTGCCTAAAGCTGTTAGAAGCAATGCGCCGACAGGTCGAAGAATAAGGGGAGTTAAAAAATGATTATCACAGCTAAAATAAAAGTTGAGGTTCCGATGGGATTTTATTGTAAGAAATGTCCGAGAAAAGAGCGCGACGAGAAACATTTTATGTTTTGCACTCTTTTCAATCGTTATCTTTACATACGAAAAGGCGAGTACCTTAAATGTCGAGAGTGTGTGAATGCACTCTATGATGAAATAGACAGCATGTAAAGGAGAAAAAATGCAATACATACCATATGCCGTTACGGCGGCAGCGATAATCGGCACAATCGGAAACAGTTATAAAAAAGTTTGGAGTTTTTACATTTGGATTTTCACAAACGCTTTTTGGTGTGTTCTCAATCTGAAGAATCACAGCTACGCACAGGCGATCTTATACGCTGTTTATTTTGTCTTGGCGATAATCGGAATCGCACAGTGGAGGAAAAAAGAAAAATGACGCTTATTGAGCTTAACAATCTTCGATACATAGAGAAAGAAATAATATTGCTTCAGCTCAGAATACGAGAGCTTGAAAATGAAACCGAGCGCATAACTCCGATTTTAACGAATCTGCCCGGCAGCGGAGATAAGAAAAGCTCAATTGTCGAACAGCTGGCTGAAGAAAAAGAAAAACTCGGAGCGGCCCTGCAAACGCGGCAGGAAGAGCGAAGAAAAGCCATGCGCTTTATAAACGGAATCCCCGATTGTCAGCTTCGAATAATTTTCATTTTGCGTTTTATTTCCGGGAAGAGCTGGAATGAGGTTGCCGACTATATCGGCGGCGGAAACACAGAACAAGGCGTGTGCATGCGCGCACTTCGGTATCTTAGGAAATTCGAAAGTTGTTAAATATGTTAAACGCCTTTTTGATAATATTAAATCAGAGAGAAACCTGATTATAAAACAAAGAGGTGCGATATGGCTAAGACGGGCAGAAAATCCAAATACGACGCCGAAATTAAGCCGCATCTTGCCGAAATTGAAAAAGCGGTTAAAAACGGCGCGACAATAACAGAAATCGCAACGGCGCTGAATATCGCCGAAAGCACAATTTACAAGTACAAAAAAGAGAAAAAGGAGTTTTCGGCGATATTTGCGCGCGGGCGCGCGTCTATAATTATAGACATTCGAGGAGCTTTGTTGAAAAAAGCCCTTGGGTATGATTACGAAGAAGAAAAAAAGGTCGGAAGGAAAGACAAAAAAGGCGAAAACATAATGATTGTTGAAAAATACAAAAGGCATCAGCCGCCGAGCGAAACAGCCGCCGCAATGCTCCTTCGAAATTACGATACGAAATGGATCGACAAAGATAATGCGACGACCGAGCTAAAAAAACAAGAGTTTGAGTTGCGAAAAACAATTTCCGAAAGTAATAATTTTGATTTAGATTGGGAGGACAAAAATGACTGATAGCGAGAGAATTTATTATGTTTTGAGCGAAAACAACTGTAAATTTGAAGGCTTAACAAAAGAACAAATTTTATCGGCAATTGAGCAGGCGGTTAACTCCGGGAAAATAAAGGATGTCGACACAGGATTTATCACGAAAATTAAAGAGCAAAACAAAAACGCAGGCTTGATGTTTTGGGTTGGCAATCAAGCTGAATATAATGCGCTCGAAAGCAAAAGAAACAACTGTCTTTATATAATTACCGACGACAGAAGAAACGAAAGTATAGATCTTATTTGGAATAATCTGGGGCAACTCAACGACATAGCAGACGGGGCAATGCAATGCGTCTATGAAAGTCTTGACGCGAACTCATTTGATGTTAATTTTACAGGCGACGGACAATTTAAAGAATTCGTCCTCTCCTTCGGCGATTATAAATACGATCCGACAAGAGATGTTGTTGTAGCTTCGCTTTCGGCAACACAGGAAAGCCCAGAAATGAGCAAGTGCTTTTTTGCATTAACTTTGAAAGATTTTCGTTATGAGAACGGGAAATATGGAGTGAGGCTATGTATTTGCGTAATATCGGGGCTTGGAACGTCAACCTGCCGAAATCTTTTTGTAAAATATAAACTGCTCAGAAAATCATACGGGGTGTCATAATGGCTTACATTAACGGAAAAGAAATCCTTTTGTCGGCACAACTAAACGGGCTTGTGAACATCGACAGCGAAATATCGGACACAAGCGAAAACCCGGTGCAGAACAAGATTGTTAAAGCTTATGCAGACGGCTTGGCTAAGTACAGAGTTATAAGCGATGTAACGATTACTGAAGATATTGACCTATATTCGATATCACAAGATAGCAACGGTAATGCGTTCGATTTGCGGAAAATGTTTTTCTTATTTATCGGAAAATTTAACGCGGCCTTAAGCAATAAAGCGTTGTCACTACGAACAAACGGAGGCTATCACTACCTTGCATATAGGGGGTACACACTTGCTGAAGATCACGAGTGCGCTTTTTGGCTCGAAGCCGAAAACTTCTTGAGAACGGATGAAAATAGCGGCATTAAGAGCACATATTCGGCTACATTGCTTCAACAATTCACAAATGGACTTGCTCAAGGCTTGAGTGGAAATAATGTTGCTGTAAATTCAGACATCTCGTTCCAAAAAAGACACCCAAATTATCCGCACCCGATGAGCGAGATTAGATTCGGCGTCCATGATGGGACAATCAAAATGAAATCGGGAAGTCGTTTTATACTTCTCGGCATTGATTATTGAGGGGGACTGAATTATGCGCATGTATGACAACGGCATATACAGAGATATGACCAAGGAAGAAGAAGCCGCTGTAATGGCGGTCACAGAGCAGGAAGAAACAGCAAACAAGGACGGATTAACGTCTCTTGCCGAGGGTTTAAGCACGGCGACATCACTCGCACAGGTGCGGTCGGCGGCTAAGTCCGTTCTTGCAGATGAAAGCGAGGGAGCGAATGAGTGATGCAGTAGCTGTCGCGATTATCTCGGGTGGACTTGCCCTCTTAGGCGTGATTATAACATCTATTAGCACATCTCGCAGAATGACCGCGCAGCTTGAGCGTAATCAGGCTGTGACGGACACGAAGCTTGAAGAGCTTACACGCGAAGTAAGGCTTCATAACAACTTCGCGCAGCGTATTCCCGTAATTGAGCGTGACATTAAAGTCATAAATCATAGAATAGACGATTTAGAAAAATATCACAGAGGAGTGTAAAAAATTATGAAAATCAACATCAAGCAGAGGTTTAAGAACAAGACATTCGTGGTGTCGCTGATTACACTTGTTTTGGCGACAATTTATCAAATCCTCGGTATGTTCGATGTCGTGCCAAAGGTGAGCGAGGATACATTGACGGGTATCCTAATGCTTGTCGTCAACTTCTTGTCTGCACTCGGAATACTCGTTGACCCGACTACTGAGGGCTTAAACGATAGCGCAAGAGCTCTCACATACGGCACGAAAGACGATGTAAGGCAGTATGAAGAAACGGGCGGATATGCAGCGGGTATGCTCTTCTCCGGTCGTAACCGCGTAACTCAGCCGTACACTTATAACGTGAACACCAAAAAGGGACACGGCGGTATAGACATAGTTGGAGACGACGATAGAACCGTCCACGCGGTAGAGGGCGGCACAGTATCAATGGTGTCTGTCTGGGACGGCAAAACCAAAACAGGCACACAGAGCTACGGCAACCTTGTTGTTATTACTGACGCCACCGGTAAGAGACATTTCTACGCACATCTTGCGTCTATCTATATGCATAAGGGTCAGAGGGTATCTGCCGGTGATGTTGTCGGCATAATGGGCAATACCGGCAACAGCTTCGGTGCACATACTCATTACGAGGTTCGCACCGGTCAGGGTACGGTTACACGTATCAATCCTGCCGAGTTCTGCGGCGTTCAGAACGCCAAGGGTACATATGTGAACAATGCGTCTACTGCGTCACCTGCGCCGTCACACAGAGGCACAGCCTACACTATGACTTGCAAAATGTTATACGTCCGTAAAGGACCGTCTGTAAGGTATCGCCGAGTTGGGCAGTTCTCAAGAGGCGAGATATTCTATGTCGTGGCTCGTCAGGGTAACTGGTGTCAGCTCGAGAGCGGCAACTGGATGTGCGCCGGCAAATATCTTAAGAGAGTGTAATGTTTACGAATTTATCGCAGTTTTACAACTCCGAAATCTGGAAAGCAACGCGCGCAAAAATCATAGAAGAGCGTAAGGACGAATACGGCATTGTGCATTGTGAATACAGCGGCGTGCCGCTGATTAACGGATATGACATAATCGCGCATCATAAAATACCGTTAACGCTTGACAACGTCAACGATTATTCCGTTTCATTAAATCCCGAAAACATAATGCTTGTTTCGCATAAAGCGCATAATGAAATACACAAACGCTTCGGGTATGGCTCGGGGCGCAAGGTGTATTACGTTTACGGTGCTCCGTGTTCAGGGAAAACAACCTTCGTGAATAACATTAAAGGCAACAGCGATATTGTTTGTGACATAGACAGCATATGGCAGTGCTTGACGGGCGGCGAGCGATACGACAAGCCGACAGCTTTAAAACAAAATGTATTCGAAGTACAGCGCGCAATATTAGATATGATTAAAAACCGCTTCGGCAATTGGGAGCGCGCATACATAATCGACGGCGGCGCGGCCAAAACTCCGCGCAACAATCGCATTAAGGATTTAGGCGCGGAGCCTATATTCATTGATACGGACAAAGAGACGTGTTTGAAACGTTTGGCTTCTGACAAAACAAGAACACAAACACAGCGCGCGGAGTGGCAGAGTTATATTGATAAATGGTTTATCGATTATCAAGAAGCGTAATGCTTTTTTGATAAATAACAATCTCCTTTTCTTTTGTGCCGATAACGCGGCGGCAAATAATACCGCGTTTCCTCCCGGAGATATCCCCCCGGTCACGCCGGAAAGTGGTTGTCTTCCATACTGTGCGCCCCTCCTACTTTTCGCGCGGGGCAATTTTTTGGAAATCGGGAAGTTTTTGGCGAAACTTTTGAAAAAATAGGACCTTTTGAAAACTCTAAAAACAACATTAAAAAAGATTATAACTGGGGGCTGAAAAATGACTCGTCTTGAAGAATTGAAAAGTTACATTTCGGCCTTGCCGGATGACATACAAGCTATATTGACACCCGTACTGAAAGATATAGTCTACGAAGAAAAAATGCTGGATAAATTCCGCGACAATCCAAAGACGAAAACAAACGCGGCGATGTATAAGGCTTATAGGCAGACGAAACAGATATATCAGGCCGATTTGAAAATGATTTTGTGGCAGCTGCGACAAAATGAAACATCGGCGGCTGATGATCTGTTATCAAGATTGGCAGAATTCGAATGACTTATCTTGAAGAATACAATTACCTGATACAAGGCAGACACGTTATTGCCGGCTATTGGATAAAAAAAGAAATTGCAAATCTTATTGAAGATTTGCAAAACTCGGCTTATATTTACGATACGGCCGAGGCACATAAAAGAATTAAATTTATGCAAACCTTATGTCTACAAAGCAAACATCCGTATTTCGGAAAGCCTCTTGAGCTTATGCCGTGGCAACTTGCGTTTTGGGAAACTGTTTACTCTTTCAAAATGAGCGATACCAAACTACGCCGATTTGTTGAAGTGCTCCTTGAAATCGCGAGAAAAAACGGCAAAAGCACAATGTTAGCTGGCGACGGGAATACCGATTTGTTTATTGGCACCGGAGGTTCGGAAGTTTGCTGCGCGTCAAATGATGATAGGCAAGCAAAATATATATGGCGAGAAATCGCCGGAATGCGTGACCGGCTGGACCCGAAAAAGGCTATAACAAGCCGAAATTTAGTTGAAATTCGAAACGACAGAAAGAACATCATTATTTCGCGTATGTCGAGCAAAACACAAAACAAGGACGGCGGCAATTATACAAAAACGTACCTTGACGAAGCTCACGACATAGACGAAGAGAATGGAAACAGTGAAATAGCCGAGGCTTGTTGGCGCGGCATGTCAACAAAAGATGATCCGTTATTTATAACTTGCACAACGCAAGGCTTCAGCCGTGACGGTTGCTTTTTGGATAAAAAAATCGCGCACGCAAAAGCAGTTATCGAGGGCGAAAAAGAAGATATACACTTTTTGGCATTTCTATATGAGCAAGATTGCGAACAAGAAATTTGGCAAGACGAGAGCAGCTTTGAAAAGTCGAATCCGTCTTTGCGATACGGCGTTAAAAAAATGTCAAAACTCCGCCGCGACGTTGACCTTGCTCGGACTGATAAAGAAGCACGATTACATCTGCTTTGCAAGGATTTCAACATCAAACAAAACAGTGCGCAGGCGTGGCTTCGCTCTGAAGACTTTATGTATTTACAAGAGAAAAAAAGCCTTGAAAATTTTCGCGGCTGTTTCTGCTTAGGTGCGCTTGACTGTTCGCAGACAACGGACCTTACAAATTTAAAGCTTTTATTTATGCGGCCAAACGATAACACAAAATATGTTTTTTCGCATTATTGGATTCCAGAAAGCAAATTGACCGACAGCTCAGACAAGAGCGCGGGTGCTCGTTATGAAGAATGGGCGCAAGCAGGATATATAACGATAAGCAAAGGAAGTATCATCGATTTAACTGATGTAACACGCTATATCTCGGAGCTTAAAGACATTTATAACATACGCATTTTAAAGTGCGGATACGACAAAGCCTATGCTCGCGAATTTGAAAAGAGCATCGACGATTTAAGCCCGACAATGCGTGAGCCCATAAATCAAAAAGTTATGTCAACTCCGATGAAATGGGTTGAGCGGGATTTTGAAAATCACGTCATAAATTACGGAAACAATCCCGTCGACGCTTGGTGTTTAGGTAATGCTTGCTGCTACATCGACCGGCACGAAAATTACAGCTGTAAAAAATCACAGGCGAGCAAACGAATTGACGGAGCGGTTGTTTTTATAATTCTTTATGCAACGCTTTTAAAGTTTAATTCGGAATTTCAAAACGCAATAAAATAGGGGTGATTCACACGGGATTATTTGATTTGTTTAAATCAAAAAAGAAAAAACAAAGCGGGCTGACATATGCACCGACGATGACCGGAAATGCACCGTTTTACTCTTCTTTCGGTGAAAGCGTTTACGCTTCAGACATAATAGTTCAATCAATACGATGTAAAGCGAATGAGTTCAAAAAACTCGACCCGCGACATATTCGGACTACTAACGGTGAACAGTCGGTAGTGAGCGATAGCAGCATCGCGAAGGTTCTGAAAAGGCCGAATGGGTACATGACCACGGCTGACTTTTTGGAAAAAATAACAATTTTGCTTGAGCTTACAAAAAACGTGTTTATTTATCCGACATTTTATAAAACAAACGGCGGCGAAAAATATTACACGGGGGTTTATCCGCTGAAGCCGTCTGAAGTTCAATATATGACCGACGCAGCAGGCGATTTGTATTTGAATTTGAGATTTGCAAACGGTTATGAAATAACGCTTCCTTCAGATAGCGTTATACATTGGAGAAAAGATTACGGAGTTAATGATTATTTCGGCGGCGGAATGTTCGGCGGCGATGACAACTCCGGGCTCTTAACAATGCTTCAACGCTACGACCAATTGACGCAGAGCATCGCAAAAGCGGTTAAATGTTCTTGCCAAGTGAATGCGGCGATAAAGGTAAATACATATGCTGAAACGGATGAGCTTAAGCAGAAACGCGAAGAATTTGAGGCTGATATTATTGACAATAAGAGCGGACTACTTGTCATGGATCAATCAAGCGAATTTGTGAGCATTCCGCGAGACATAAAGCTTGTTGATGCCGACACGCTCAAATTTTTTTACGACACAATTTTGCGCGCCAACGGGTGCAGCCTCCCAATACTTAACGGCGATTATACAAAGGCACAAAAAGAAGCTTATTACGAGCACGCACTCGAAGCAGACATAAAAAGCTTGGGGCAAGCTATGTCACGAGTGCTTTTTACCGAACGCGAGGCGGCATTCGGTAATGAGATAATTCTATATCCTAACGACATATCGTTTATGTCGATGGAAAATAAATTGACGGCATTGCAAATTGGGCTACCTGCCGGCATATTCACAAAAGACGAAGCCCGAGAGTTGTTGGGATATGCACCCATTGAGGGCGGCGACGTAATGCCGAGAGGATATAACGAAATAGACACGACAAGCACAGGCGAAAGCGAGGGAAAAAACGATGAGTAAAAAAAGAAACGATTATTTTTTGCAGCGCGGCTTTACCGCCGAATTCAGAGCTGCGGGAGCTGATGACGGCAACACAGGACATATCGTCGAGGGCGTCGCAGCTGTCTGTGAGCAAGAAACACGCATACAAGATTTTTTCGGAGAATTTATCGAGGTCATTCGAAAAGGCGCGTTTGACGAAACAAACTTTGACGACGTGCGCTTCTTGGTAAATCACGATTTCAACGGCATTGCTCTTGCCCGAAGCCGGCGAAATAACAAGAGTGATAAGCCTAACACAATGCAGCTTTTTGTGGATGATAACGGCGATGTAAATATAAAGGCAGATCTTGACACGGAAAACAACGAACAGGCCCGTGCTCTCTACTCGGCCATAAGCCGCGGCGATATGGACGGAATGAGCTTTTGCTTTTACGTTTCGGAAGATAATCAGAGATGGAGTGAGCGCGACGGGGTAAATGTTCGTGAAATATTGAAGGTCGATAAAGTTATCGAAGTTTCAGCTGTTAACTTCCCGGCATATGGGGGAACTAACATAGATAGCCGGTCGCTGGATAGTGACCGCCGAGCACTGGATAGGGCTCGTATCGCGTTGGATAACGCAAAAAAAACGAAGCCTGATTACAAGGCAAAAACTTTAATTACAATGTACAAAAAGTGAGGTAATGAACATGAAAGAAAAACTCTTAAAGCTTTTAAACGCAAAAAAAGAGCAGCGAGACGCTCTTAACAAATCAATGATTGAGAGCGAGAACAAAGAAGAGCGCGCCGCTATCGGCGAAACTCTTAAAGCTCTTGGCGAAGAGATCAACGAAGTTGAAGAAATGCTCGCACAGGTTGACGAGCCCGCACCCGATGGGTCCGACGCAGGTGGTAATGGCGACAACGCTCGACAGCTTGACCCAATTGCAACGTTTAAAATGAGGAATCAAAAACCGTCTGCTGTTAAAGACCGTTATGATACGGAGGAATACCGCAGCGCGTTTATGGACTTTGTTTGCAGGGGCATTAAAATTCCTGCTGAAATGCGCAAGGATGAAGTGACCAAAACAACAGATGCAAGCGCAGTTATTCCGACGACAATTCTTAATGAAATGGTTGTCGGACTTAAAAATTACGGCAATTTGTATGCAAAGGTTCGTAAACTTAACATACAGGGCGGCGTGCAAATTCCGATTTTGTCGCTAAAACCGGAGGCTAAGTGGATTTCTGCCAATACCGCAACAAGCGAAAGTGACAAACAGAAGATAGCGTCTAATACAGCTGTTACATTTAATTATTATGGTTTGGAATGCAAAATTTCGCAGACTTTGCTCGCAAATGTTACAACACTTGACATGTTCCAGCAGATGTTTATTCCGCTTGCAATGGAGGCTATTGCAAAAGCTTGGGATATTGCAATAATCTCCGGCAGCGGTACGGGCGAACCCTTAGGAATCACCAAGGATAGCCGAGTACCTACATCACAAGTAGTTACACTTGCTGCTGCTGACGTCGTTAAATGGGATGCGTGGAAGAAGAAAGTTTTTGCAAAAATTCCCTCCGCTTATCGTAGCGGTTCGTTCATTATGGCTCAGGGTACCTTTGACGGATATATAGATGGAATGGTCGACAGCAACGGACAGCCGATTGCACGCGTTAATTACGGAATTGAAAATGGCGAATCATACCGTTTTGGCGGCAAGGAGGTTGAAATTGTTGAACCAGAAGTAATAAAAGACTGGGATAGTGCAACGGGTAACGCTACGACTGGTGATATTATTGCCATTTTTGCAAACCTGAACGATTATGCAATTAACAGTAATCTTGAAATGAAAGTCGTAAAATGGGAAGACAATGACAACAACGAAATCAAAAACAAAGTCATTCTCATCGCCGACGGAAAGCTTGTCGACCCTAACGGTGTAGTTATCGTTAAGAAAGGCGTATAAACAATGAGAACTATTGACGCATTAAAAGCCCTTGCTGTTGCGCTCGGTTGCGCAGCAAGTGTCGCAAAAGTAACGGGAAACACCGTCGACGAGGTTGTTAATTTTATCGCAGCAAATTTGCCCGACACCTACAAGGGCAAGGTTGCTTGAACTTAATTTAAACAAGGAAGGGTTTATGTGATGCAATTGACAGAAGCCGAAAGGCTTGCAAAAGTGAAATATGCTTTATACGGCAACGCAACGCAAAGTTATAACGACGAGCAGCTTAAATTATACATTGAAGAAGTGCTCGACGAAATGATTCATGCCGGCGTTAAGGAAAATGTTGCAAAAAGCGCGGCGGCTGTCGGTTGTATCGCATGCGGCATTAATGATATCTGGAATTTCTCAAGCGGCACCGTCAAGCACAGCGATTATTACAATCGAAGGCTGGTTCAACTCACTTTGAGAAGAGGCGACGAAGATGTATAGACCGTCGGAAGCCGCACAAATGACGACTGCAATTCAATTGCAGCAACCGATTAAAACGAAGTCATACGGCGTAAGTAAAAAGTCATACAAGGATGTTGACGGCGTCGTTATGGCGAATTTCAAAACATACGGCGGAACAGAAAAAACCAACAATGGAATTTTGTCGATTGAAGAAACAGCGCAAATCGTATGCCGGTATCGTCCGGACATAAAAAGCGATACCCGAGTAGTCCTATTGCAAACGGGTGCGATTTATGAAATTTTGGGCGAGCCGGAGAACATCGAAATGCGAAATATGTTTTTGAAATTCAAAATTCGCAGAATAAAAGGCGGTGCTTGATTTGCCGATAACATTAAAACTTACCGGATTTGAAGAAATGCTTACGGCGATTGAAAAAGCCGGTGGTTCAATTGACAAAGCCGCAAATCAATGTATGCAAAAATCGGCAAAGCTGATGGACGAAGAACTAAAAGCTCAAATGCGCTCGGCAAATGTGAAAAGCGATTTAATTAACCGTATGCCTTCGCCCGAAGTCGAAAAAGACGGCAATCGATATACGGCGCGCGTCGGCTTTGTAAAAGGTGAGTACAACCCAAAAAAGCCATCTGATGCATATAAGGCTATCTTTTTGAATTACGGCACACCGCGCCGCACAAAACACGGTCAGGTTAAAGCTCGGCACTTTATCGAGAAAGCAAAGAAAAAGGCAAAATCGAAAATCAAAAATTCACAGCAACAAACGCTCGAAGAGATTTTGGGAGGCTTGAAAAAATGAAGCAAAAACTAATTGATGCTCTCATTAAATGCGGATTTGAAGAAGCCAAAACACTTTTTTTGCAAGGCACAATGAATCCGAACGAGCCATATCCTGAAACATTCGTTACGTTTTGGACGAGCAGCACATCCGACGGCATGCATTTTGAAAATCAAACAAAATCGTATGAATGGTCATTCAGCGTGATATTGTACAGCAACGACGCAAATATCGTAAACACGAAGCCGGAAGAAATCCGCGCTGTTTTAAAAAAAGACGGTTTTATTCCATTAGGCAAAGGGCAAGATGTCCCAAGTGACGAGCCTACCTATACTGGATGGGCTATGGATTTTATAATTCCGGAATATTAAGGAAAGAAGGATGAATATGGAAGACAAAAAATTCGGCTTGCTTCGCGGATTGTCCGAAATCTATATCGACGAAGTAACCGACAGCGCAGAAGCTTATACTCCTGCCGGGAAGCCTGAACAGCTTATCCCTGCCGGGGAGCTGAAAATAAAGAAATCGGTTGGCAAAACACAAGTGTATTATGACAACGCTCTTTATTCGGAAGTACGAAAAGAAAACGCTTCTGAAATGGAAATCGTCGGAGCGGCCATCCGTGCGATGTTCAATGCTTGGCTCGAAGGTAAGAGCATAGATACAACGACCGGCGCGATAATGGACGACGGCGAAGCTCATGAAAAGTATTTCGCAATCAGCGGAAAAAAAGATTATACCGACGGAACAAGTGAGTATTTTTGGTTCCTGAAATGCTCATACGGCGGAGCTGAAGAAAGCACCAAGACAAAGGATGACAGCACCGATGCGTCGGGCATGACATTGCCGTTTACGGCGTACAAAACGCAGTTTAAATTCACAAACGGAAATAAAGCGGCAAAAGTTGTAAGAATTGACACTTCGACAACCAAAATCAAAGCTGATGCTTCTTGGACAAAACAGGTTGTAACGCCCGACAACTTGAGCGAAGTAACAGAAAAAGCGATAAATGTATAATTTTTGAAAGCGGGCGGCGAGATCGCCCGCTTTGCTATTTTAGGAGGAAAAAATCATGGCAAAATACGAGCTTAACATTTATTGTAAAAACAATGAAATTGAAAAAACATATGCGACGGACGCGATACCGTGGGGCTTTTACATAGAAGCCGTTAAGGCTTCAGACGAAATTGAAAATATGGATGTGCGCGAAAAATTCGAAATGATTAACAGTTTTGTTAAACGCATGTTTATAGGTCTGACTGATGATGAACTTAACAGAGCAAGCGGCGATGACGTTGTAAATCTGTTCAATCAGCTCATAAGGAAGGGCAGGTCGATTGTCAGCTCAAAAAACCCGACGGCGGCGGGGAAGTAGCCGCCGCAAAAAGGCCTTTCGAGAGTCTTATTGAAACAACATTTATTCTTGCCGGCAACTTCGGTGTTACACCTTTTGAAATTATGAAACAAGATGTTGACGAAGTAATTATGATTATAAATTATTTAACCGAAAGCGGAAAAGCAAGTAAGCAGGAAGATAAGCTGTTAAACGATAAAGAACAAGCCAACAGCTTCTGGGCGAGTATTTAAGGGGGGGGAATTATGGCAAATGATGAACGCTTGGGCGCGTCATTTAATATCGATGTTACAAATTTAAAAGCCGGACTCGCTCAAGCAAACAGACTGATTCGCGAAAGCAACAGTGAATTTCGTGCTGCCGCCGCCGGCCTTGACGATTGGACAAAAAGCGAAACCGGATTAAATGCAAAAATCAAATCGTTAAATCAAATAACAGAAATTCAGCGTAAAAAGGTTGATGCATTACAGAATGAATACAACAACTTGATTGCAAACGGCTTGGACCCGACGAGCAAGCAGGCTGTTGATTTGCGAACGAAGATAAACAATGAAACGGCAGCTTTGAATAAAAATGAAGTTGAGCTTCGAAAACAGACGACGGCTCTTAATGACTTGGGAAATGAAACAAAGAAAGCCGGAAATGCAACTGATGAGACAAGCGGCAAATTCTCAAAACTCGGTGAAGTAACCAAAGGGGCCGCAAAAGTAGCATTAGCGGCAGTCGGAGCTACTGCGGCGGCGGTCGGAGCACTTGTCAAACAAGCAGTTGAAAGTTATGCAGAGTATGAACAGCTTGTCGGAGGCGTTGATACTCTTTTCGGTAGTGCAAGTGCAGAAGTCCAAAAAAAGGCGGACAATGCATATAAAACAGCGGGAATGTCCGCAAATGAGTACATGGAGACGGTAACCGGCTTTTCTGCAAGTCTGATTCAGTCTCTCGGCGGTGATACCGAGAAAGCCGCAAAGTATGCGGATATGGCAATTACGGATATGTCCGACAATGCCAACAAGATGGGCACGGATATGTCACTTATTCAGAATGCATATCAGGGATTCGCTAAGCAAAATTACACAATGCTTGACAACCTCAAGCTGGGATATGGCGGCACTAAAGAAGAGATGGAACGACTTCTTAAAGATGCATCGAAAATTAGCGGCATAAAGTATGACATATCCTCTTATGCAGATATTGTGGACGCAATCCACGTCGTCCAAACGGAGATGGGCATAACCGGAACGACCGCGAAAGAAGCGAGCACAACAATTCAAGGTTCAATCTCATCAATGAAAAGTGCTTGGCAAAATCTCTTAACGGGTCTTGCTGACGAAAACGCGGATCTTGACGGACTCGTAACGAACATGATTGAAAGCGTCGGAACTGTGGTTGAAAATGTGCTCCCGAAAATTTCGGTTGCGGCAGAAGGAATTGTTTCGATAATTCAAAATCTTATACCGCAAATTCCGCCGTTAATTGAGCAATTGTTGCCGCCATTGCTTGAGGGCGCACTAAGCCTGATACAAGGCCTTGTTACAATACTTCCGGAGATAACGAGTACAATAACCGGCATGCTCCCGAGTGTCTTAACTTCATTAGTCGGAATGACGCCGGAGATATTGACAGCGATTTTAACCATAATAACCGAATTGTTAAATTCGATAACCGGCATGCTGCCGACGATTGTTGAAGCTATAATGCAGGTCGTGCCTGAACTTATAACTTCTCTTGTCGCTGCAATTCCACAACTTCTTGAAGCGGCAATTCAATTCTTGCTTGCAATCGTAGAAGCTGTGCCGACGATTATAACATCATTAGTTGATGCATTGCCTTTGATTGTGTCGACAATAATATCAACCTTGCTATCGAATTTGCCAATGTTGCAGAATGCCGCTTTTCAGATGTTCTTCGGCATTATAAAGGCAATTCCCGAAATAATTGTTGCACTCAGTAAAGAAATGCCAAACATAATCAAAGGAATTACCGACGGGCTTGTAAAAGGCATTCCCGAGCTTGTAAAAACGGGCGGAAATATGTTGAAAGGCCTGTTTGATGGCTTGCTTGACATAACCGCGATAGGCAATGCGGTTAAAAAATTGTTCAACGGCATTGTCGGCGGACTTAAAGAAAAATTCGGCATACACTCTCCGTCAAAGGTTATGGCTGATATAATTGGCAAAAATCTTGCGCTCGGCATCGGTTCTGGTTTTGAAAAAAACATCGGAGCGGTAAATAGAGAGATAAGCAAATCATTAAATTTCGATGATGCAAGTGTCAACATAAATGCGAATGGTGCCAAAAGCGGCGGCGGACTGACAGTATATCAGACGAATAATTATAAACAGGCTTACACAAGCCCGGTCGAAAAATACAAATCAAAGCAACAGCTTTATGCTGCGGCAAGGCTTATAAAGGCGGGTGCGATATAATGCTGAAATTAGATTTTATCTCCAAAACAGGCGAAACAATGCCGCTTGTTAACAATCCCCTCTTCGTCGTAACAAACATCGACGGAATGACCACTGCCGACACCAATATTTCAAGCTCAGCTATCGGCGGAGTGGACGGCGACACGGTTAACAATATACAAGCTAATCCGCGCTCGATTGTTATTGATTTGCAAATCCGAGACAGCGTTGACGTCGAAAATGCAAAGCGTGAAATATTAAAAGTTGTAAAATTAAAGCAGCAAGGCGAGCTTATGTGGACGCAAAACAACCGCACTGTTGTTATAAACGGCATAGTCGAATCAATTGAAATGCCACGATGGACGAAAACTGCAGTCATGCAAATAACATTACATTGTGAGCAGCCGTTTTGGGAAGATTTCGAAGAGGCAATAAGAGAAATAAGCGAATCTCTTGATTTGCATTACTTCACGGATAGCCCCGCCGATATGTTATTTTTCCCCGAAACGGGAATACCGTTCGGCGAATATGACACTATTCGCACAAAATCTTTCCGAAATCACGGAGATGTCACCGTAGGACTTGAAATCCGCATTTTCGCTCACAATACTGTCACGAATCCGATTATATACGACGAATACGGCGGCTTCTTCGGCGTAGGCTATGCGGGGAATCCGTTCACATTAAACTCCGGCGAAGAAGTTATAATCACTACACACAAAAAGAACAAAAAAGTCATGTATAAAGGCTCAAATCTTTACGAAAAAATAAAGCCGCGCTCCACTTGGCTCCAGCTTCTGCCGGGTGATAACACATTCTCAATAAACAGCGATGACGACAATAATGAAAATATGTCTTTTTCGCTTATATATAAGCAGAGGTACATATAATGATTGAATATGTAGAAATCCGCGGAGCGGATACGAGGATAATCGGCATTATAGATACAGCGTCGGCTATAATATGGCATTCCGTTTATTTTGGAGTAGGCGATTTTGAAATTCACACGGCGGCAACATCCGATTATATTGATTTGTTAAAAATCGGGCGATATATAACACGGCCTGACGATGATGAAGTCGGAATCATTGAAAAAATCGAAATAACCGAAAGCGCGGAAGACGGCGCCACTCTCACGGCAAGCGGTCGTTTCGCAAAATCTCTTCTCGAACGGCGGTTGATTTACAACTTGAGCGGAACAACAAATACTGCAACAATATTGCGCGGCAATGTCGAAAAAGCCGTCAGGAAAGTTGTTGAAGCAAATGCAATTCGATGTGAATTTGACGACAAACGGAATATGTCAATATTAGAATTAAACAGCGCAAAAGGCTTTCCTCAGGTGATTGTTAGCGAGGACGGCAAAACTGCCGAAAAACAAGTGTCGTATGGGAATTTACTTACCTACACCGACGGTGTGCTTGAAGAATATGGATTGTCTGCAAAATGCCTTTTAAGCGGCGAAAAATTCTTATACACCATATATGCCGGCATCGACCGTTCAATTAACAACACCGCCGGAAATGTTCCGCTTATCTTCAGTAAAGAATACGACAACCTGACCACAAGTGATTACGTTTACAATACAAGTACCGAAAAGAATGTAGCGTTGATCGGCGGCGAGGGTGAGGGCTTAGAGCGTTTTTATTCGTTGATAGGCGGTAATAACGCCGGGCTTAATCGCCGTGAAGTGTTTATAGACGCTTCGTCGATAAACAAAACATACAAAGACGAAAACGATGTTGAACAAGCTTACACCGTAGAAGAATACAAGACGCTGCTCGACGCCAAAGGCAAACAGGATTTAGCACCGCTTGTTGTAACCGAAACGTTTGAGGGAACGGTCGACACGACAAACGGAAATTATTCTTACAAAAATGATTTCGAGCTCGGCGATATAGTCACGGTGCAAAGCAATGACATAAACGTATATGTGAATTCGCGTATTTGTGAAATTCTTGAAAGTCAAGACAGCAGCGGATATTCTGCTGAAATTAAATTCGAATAAGAGAGGTTTTTAAAATGCAAAAATCGGGTTTTTTTAACGCATTGTTGACGAACGGAGAATATGACCGTAAATATAACGCCAATGATTATTGCGAAAATTTAGCCGTTATAATTAATAACGGCGTGTTACGTAGCCCAAATGACGATTTAAAAGTAACTGCGGATGGTATGGTTGTAACAGTCGGCGTCGGGCGTGCTTGGATTGACGGCCACTATTACTTCAACGATACATCATACTCTTTCGCGGCAGTTACAGCGCCGGCAGGCGGCACACGTTACGACCGTGTCTTTTTAAGATTGAATAAGAATTTATCGGCTCGTAGCATATCACTTGTCTACGAGCAAGGAATTGCCGGCAATAGCCCGACAAAGCCTGCCCCGGTTCGCGATAACAACGTATATGACCTTGTTCTTGCCGACATATACGTCGGCACAAATGCAACAAGTCTTTCAGTTAAAGATACTCGAAGTGATGCACAGCTGTGCGGCTGGGTGTATTCAACTTCCGGGGACAACTCGTTTTTTAAAAGTCTTGACAGAGCATTTAACGATTGGTTTGAATCGACAAAAAACACGCTGTCAAGCGTAACGCTCTTCAAACGCTATAATTGGCGAACAACGATTGAAGCTGAAACAAACACAGTTTCGTTTGACATCCCCCAATATGATGTCGAAACAACATTCATTGAAGTATATACAAATGGCGTTCTTGACACAGAAGGCGTTGACTACACGCTTGAAAACAGTGTGATAACGTTTAGCGGCTTGCCGCTTACGGCCGGCACAGAGATTGAGGTTAAATGCTACAAATCAATCGACGGTACGGGAATTCTCAGCGTGGCAGATGAAATAACCGCGTTGCAAAATGCCGTTGCCAAATTAAATGCAGCTGATGAATGCGAATATAAATGCAACGGAGCCGATGACAACGTGAAGCTTTCGGAACTTGCGCAAGAGTGGTTGAGCGACGATCTCGATTACAGCTCAAAAACAATAAAGATATATGGAATATTTGGCGCGACTGCTGCGTGCGCAGGCGCAGGCACGGCGGCCAATCCGTATAAATGGTTTAATTTTGGATTTGATGAAAGCGTAAAGAGGCGTATAACTTTTGATTTCTCGAACTGTACACAAATATCGCTGCCGATAACAGCCGGCACATCAAATGTTGTTTTTGCCGGCTCAGATGTGCACGTTATCGGCGCAAATGTAATCGCAACGCAAAGTGCGACAAATACAAACATAAAAATGTTCGATTCAAACATCGGCTCTGTATCTGCTGAGGATTGCCGTTTTTGGATAACAGCTTACAGCGGAAGCTTTATATCTCAAACTGGTAATTTCACAAACTGCCGCGCCAGCGTGGCGAATGCATCGGGCGATTCGTACTGTTTTCAGCCGGCAACGGCAAGTTTGCTCAAAATTAACGGCGGCGAGTACTACGGATACACCGGTGGAAGCGCCCACAAGAGTGCCGTAATCGGGCAAACAACGGGAAATGCCGTTTCTGTTTTGTGCGGCGTTAACGCGCCCACAGTAGCACGTTCCGGATATTACCAAACGCACGCAATCTTTCAGGATACAACCGGCGGACGTCTTAATTGTTCAGATTTAATCAGCGAACTCGCCGTATCGGTTGCACCGAACATAAGCGATGTTCGCGGTACGATTGCCAAAAGCAAACCGGGAACTATTTAAATTAAACATTGCTTACCTGCCATGTGTAGGCTGAGCGGAGAAAACGCCGACATTTATTTGTCGGCGTTTTTGTTTAAAAAAATCTTTATTTTACAAAAAAACTTTGAAAAAAGTGTTGACATAATCGTACGTCTATGTTATAATATAGTCACAGTTAAGGAAGATAACAAATCCAAAACAGAAGGACAAAGAAAAATGAAAGTTTATATCAAAGAATGGTTTTTTAATAAAAATTGGTGTTCGATTATTAGAAACTATATGCTGAACGAACGCGCTGTTTACGTTATCGGCGAAACTGAAAAAGCATACAAAGTCGAGGGCGGCTTCACAACTCAGGACGGCGAACGGGAAAACACTTTTGATTTTTGGGTTCCGAAATCTTGTACAATGACTGAGGAAGAATACGCCGCCGAACAAAAGGCATTTGCCGAAAGACAAGAAGAAATTGAAAAACACTTCAAAGAAGGCTGCGAAACTTACGAAGCGTTGCTCAAGTTTGCAAAAGAAAACAATGTTAAAGGCGTTCGCAAAGGAATGAAAAAAGAAACTATATTAAACAAAATTCACGATGCAGGGCTTGAGTACAACGCTTGAGTTTGCTTTAAAAAAAATAAAGAAAGGTGATATTAAATGGACAAACGAAAAATGACACCGCAAGAACGGTACGCGGAGAAGTACCGCCGACAATACAAGATGGATTGTATAACGAGGACGGAACAAGATATAATCCAAAAGCTCGACAGTGTTCCAAATAAAGCTGGTTATATCAAGCAGCTTATCCGAGCAGATATTGCGGCAAATAATAGCAAAAAATAAAGAAAAGGAGTTAAAAAGAATGACATACTATTATGACGAAAAAACAAAAACAAACCGGCTGGACTGCCACTACCCAATTATAGACGAGAAAGCAATCAAAGAAATTGTTGAAAATTCTTTAGCCAGTTATATTTATATTTACATCTACAATGGAAATAACGTAATAGTGAATCATTGGTCATATGAAGTGAAACACGGAGGCTTTCACACATACGAAGACCCGGAAATTGAAACAAAAAAGCGGATCAAAAAACACGTTGCGACTCTTAAAAGATATATAGAAGAGTCGTATGCAGAAGATATTGTAAATGCAGAAAAAATCACGCAAGAAAAGATTAGATATGAATTAAAAAATTATTTCAATATAAACCCAAGAACGGTTGACGAAATGCCAGACTGGAAAGCTACAGCTATATGGAAACAAGGCCCGGAAAAATACCAAGAATGCCTTGAAGATGAGGAAGAATATGCAATGCGAGAATATGAAAATCAAATAAATAAAGAAAAGGAGTTAACAAAAATGAAATATTATGAAGTTGCGGAAATAACCTTAAATCTCAATTCTAAAGGGTACGAAATGGGAGACGAGGAGAGCTCGTATATGGGCCCGGATTACAAAAAAGCCATTTATGTGTGCGATGAGGCCTTAAGTAATTGGGAGCGTCTTGATTACAAGGACAAAAAGGAAAGCGCAATAGAAGGTAGGATATACGAAATCCCCGATGATACAGATATAAACGATAAAGATGAAATAATTAACGCGATATGTGACGCGTGCGAATATGACACGTTTTTTTCACATTATCCGGAAGACGATTTTAAAAAAAGCCAAGAAAAAATAAACGCTCTTATAAATGCGTGAAAATTAAATCATTAAATAACAGACCCCACCGATGGCATTTGCCGCGGTGGGGTTTTAATTACAAAAAATAATAAAAAGCCCTTGACATAATCGTACGTCTATGTTATAATATAATCACAGTTAAGGAGGTGATAAGAATGAAAAAGCAAAATCAAAAGCCTACCGCCTTTGAAATTGCATATCTTGTTATCGAAGCAATTGTTGCACTTGCGACTTTGATAACGGCAATCAAATGGTGGTAGGCTACATAGAGGGGCTTTTGCCCCTCCCCCTTGCGGGAGTATATATAATATAACACATAGAAAGGAGTTTTACAAGTGTTCAATAAAAACTTTTGGTTGATTACTCTTTGCGCATTGCTTATAATTTCGATATATACCGGGCTTAATATATTTACGAGAATTGCACTCGGTGCAAACGGCTTGATTATATTAGCCGATGTAATTATAAGTGTTCGCAGATTGGCAAAAGAGAAAAAGTGCAAAGAGCGCGATTAA